AGAGCTTGCCTCCGGGGTCGCACATCGTGGGCGTTGCCAAGGTTGAGGGCCAGCGGATGCTGATCGCCCGCTACAACTACCCGAACGGTGACTCTGGCACTTACGGTGCCAAGTTGCCCTAAGCTGTTCCACCTGAGAAGGGTGGATGTGAGGGCGAGAGGCCCTGGAAAGGATGCGCGTGATGCGTGCCACTGCAATGTCTGAGGAGCTCTTGAACAAGCTGCTGCTCGTCCTCGGTTTCGAGGGTGAAGGTAGTGAGGGCGACGACGGTTCGAAGAACGAATCTGAGTCCGGTGAGGGCGATTCCGAGGACGACGAGGAAGACGATGATTCCTCTGAAGATGATGAAGAGGATGACCCGGCTGCGAAGGATGCTGAGAACCTGAAGAAGGCTCTGAGGGCTGAACGGAAGGCCAACCGTGAAGCTCAGCGAAAGCTCAAGAAGCTTGAGCGGGAGCAATCAAGATCTCAGACGAAAGAGAAGTCCGACGCAGAAACTGCCCGCCAAGAGGCCCAGGAAGCAGTCTCCAAGAGCGAGAAGCTCGCAGCGAAACTAAAGTCCTCGGCTCTCGACAATGTGATCACCAAGCTTGCGACGAAGATGAAGTTCCGTCACCTCGACGACGCCCTCAAGCTCGTCGAGAGGGACGACATTGATGTGGACCAAGACGACGACGATCCTTCTCAGGTCGACATCGACGAGACGTCGGTGAATGACGCCCTGAAGAAGCTCGCCAAGTCGAAGCCACACCTGCTCATCGCTGGCGGTGACTCCGGACCCTCAGGCGGCAACCTCGGTAGCCAAAACAAGTCCAAAGACCAACTTGACGAAGACAAACTGAAAGAGCTCTACCCCACTCTTCGTCAGTAGCAGAAAGGATGCCACCAGTGGCACGGATCGACAAGTACGGTCCAAAGTCTGGCGGTTTCCGTGCTCCTCTCGCTGGTGCTTACACAGGCGCAGCCGCACCGATTGGTGTGGGCCTGGATAGCAACGGTCGAGTGGTTCCCGGAGCCGGTCAGACTGGTATTGTCGGAGTACTCTGCAAGCCGGATGACGCTGCTGCTCTTGCGATCGTGGACGTGATGACGTCCGGCGAGCTCGTGGAGTTTGCAGGCGCAGCCGGCACGGTGTACACCGCCAACACCACGACCGGCGCCATCACAACTGGCGCTGCAAGTGCGACCCAAACCCCCATCGGTTTCACGGTCGAGGCAACCCGCCTCGTCGTTCGCCGATCTGTCCAGCCGTTCATCGGCACCTGAGGGAGGCGAACGAACAATGGAATTCTTCAAAGGCTCGTTCGTCAGCGGGCCGGTCGAGTGCCTTGCCGACACTCTCGACATGCAGCGCCTCGACGCTGCTGCTCGAGAAGTGGCAGGGTTCGACCCGTCCGACCTCTTGCAGGTCCTCGGCTTCGACAACGAAGCGGGCTACAACCAGCTCGCTGACCGCATCGTCCAAACCACGGACGGTGCCGACCTCAACGCAATGTGGAGGGAGTTCCAAGCGGCAGCTGCAATGCTCAACCGCCAACGTACTCCGATCATCCGCATGCTGTCGTACATGGTTGACGGAGTCGTCGACCGCGTGCTCTACCCGACAGACCACGACTTCGAAGAGGCTTCGGAGTTCGGTGTGCCGGTGGGCGCTCGGTTGGGGACGCCGTTCTCCCTGGGCTTCGACTTCAAGTGGTACGACTTGGCGATCCGCTACACGTGGATGTTCCTCGCCGAGGCGGACCAAGAGCAAGTTCGAGCTCTGAACACGACGGCTCTCGATGCCTCCGTGCGGCTGCAGTTCAACAAGGTGCTGAAGGCGATCTTCAACAACACCAACCGGACCAGCACGAACCCGGAGAACAACGTTGCCATCAACGTCTACCCCTTCTACAACGCGGATGGCATGGTTCCTCCGCCGTACAAGGGCAAGACGTTCGTTGGATCCCACACCCACTATCTCGCCAGTGGTGGTGCGACCATCGACCCGGGTGACGTTCAGCAGCTTGAGTCGGAGATGTACGACCACGGTTACCGCGTGACCGAGGGCTACCGCCTCCTTCTGCTGGTGAACCGCCAAGAGGGTGCAGTCATCCGGACGTTCAAGAATGGGGTGAGCTCGGCAATCTACGACTTCATCCCGTCCTCGAACTACGGTGGCGGCGTCTTCCTGCCGGCGAACAGCGGCATCGTTGCGGCGCCTGCGCTGACCACGCCCCCGGGCTTGACAGCCATCGGCACCTACGGCCCGTTCACCATCGTCGAAGAGGACTACATCCCTGCGGGGTACGTGGTCGCTCTTGCGAGCGGTGGCGAGCTGAACATCGGCAACCCGGTCGGCATCCGTGAGCACCGTCGTGCGAGCCTGCGAGGTTTGCAGCTCGTGGCTGGCGGTGACAGCGGTTACCCGCTGACTGACTCGTACTACCGGCAGGGGCTGGGCACTGGCATTCGGCATCGTGGAGGGGGCTTGGTCATGAAGATCACGGCCGGCTCCTACACGATCCCGGCAGCCTACGCCTGATCCATGATCGGGTGGCTGGGTGTGGGGGTGGAATCGCCACTCTGCCCTCACACTCAGCACCTGAAAGGAGACATGGGCTGTGGCCCTCTTGACACCAATCAAGCCTGGACTTGGTGGTGCTGCTCCTGCCTTGGCAGCGGTCAACAGCACTGACACGTTCCAGAACAACGGCAAAATGATTCTTCACGTCAAGAACGGGAATGGATCAGTTTGCGCCGTCACCATCGACGACCCCAACTCAAGGACGCCGGTCTCGGCGACTGCCTTCAACCCTGATGTCGCCACAATCGTGCCGGCCACAACGGGTGAGAGGTTCTGGGGGCCGTTCGATCCCAACCGGTTCAACGATGCCAACGGCATCGCCACGATCACCTACAGCGTCACAGCTTCGGTGACCGCAGAAGTCATCGACTGCTCGTAGAGCAAGAAAGGATTACGCAAGATGTCGCGTGAAGTTGACGTCAGCGATGCGGGCAGCCTCGAGGATGACGACCTTCAGTACGCGGTTCAGCGAGACATGCTGACTCGTGAGCAGCTGGAGGAAGTCGGGCTCGACACGCCTGAGAAGGTTGCCGCGTTCCTCGCAGGTGATCGCGTGGATCCGGCTGACAAGCCCTACTCGGGCAATCACCTCGTGCTCTCTGACGAGGAGGTCGCTCTCATCGAGAAGCGCCGTGCCAAGGCTGAAGCCGAAGCCGACGCGACGAAGGCGGAAGACCGCATCAAGGTCTCAACCGCAGTCGACGAAGATGAGGACGAAGAAGAAACCGGCGACTACGAGGGTTGGACCAACGACGATCTCCGTGCTGAGCTCGCGTCCCGAGACCTCAGTGTCGACGGCAACAAGGCGGACCTTCTGGCCCGTCTGCAGGAAGACGACGCGGCCAAGGCCTGATCGGAGACCGACATGGCAGCAATCACTGACACTGACCGCCTTCGTGCACTCATCGGCGAGAGCATTCCCGAGGGTGGCCAGGACAGCGATACGCTGTTCTCGGTAGACGAGATCGCTGATCTGCTTACCAGACACGGCACCGTCGAGAAGTCACTGGGTGAGGCCTGGGAGATGAAGGCCGCCAAACTGAGCAACCTCGTAGACGTCTATGAGGGTGACCAGAGACGCCTTCTCTCCCAGTCCGCCCGCCAAGCTCTCGAGATGGCGAAGTACTTCACCGGCAAAGATGGTGTGGGCACGCCAAAGACCCGAGTCCACCGGATTCGCCGAGATGGGATTTTCCAGGGATGAGACCAGAAGAGCTCGTGATGCACCGACGTCAAACTGCGGCCTTCATCAACGTGGATCCGATCACTCTTCGCTTCACTCGACACACAGCTCGACGCCAAGCGAATGGGGGGGTCAAGATCGAAGCTGATGGCTCCACACCTCAGCAAGTCGTGCGCTTCGTTCGCAGCATTCTGCCCAAGAACCGGAATGCTACTGAGTCAACTTCAGCCGGTCAGCAGATTAGGTGCTACGATAGACTGGTCTGCTTCTACTACACCGACATCAAGGCGGGCGACGTCTTCGAGGTCGAGGGTGAGGTCTTCGAGGTCAGAAAGCTCCTCGTGAGAAATTACGAGATAGTAGCTGACGTTGAACTGAGGGAGAATGCCGCCTAGGGGGAGAATCCATTGGTACGCGGACACTCTTTCGCCGAAGCTGTTCACGTTCCTAATTCTAACCGAACGAGGCCTTAGGCACTATGTCGACGACAAGGCGCAAGAGGTCGAGGACTACGCCAAGGCGAACGCACCTTGGGAAGACCGCACAGGAGACGCTCGAGAGGGTTTGACAGCAGAATCTCGCCACCAAGGCGTTCACCACTACATCGACCTTTTTCACACGGTTGATTATGGGATCTGGCTTGAGATTCGCTGGGATGGCACTTACGCCATCATCGAGCCCACACTGCAACATTTCGGTCCTTCAGTAGTTGGCGGGCTGAGTTGGACGGAGATGCTGTTCGATGGCTGACTTGAGAGCGCTGGCAGTTCAAACGCTGCGAGCCAATCCCAACTGGTACACCTTGATGCAGGATCGAGTGGTCCAGCAAAGCTCGCAGATCACCGAAGACGTCCGACCGTTTTGCGTAGTCAAACTAGGCATCGACGCTGAGATTGATCGTTGGCGCCAGGGCCCTCGAGAGAAACTCGTTGAGCTTTGGATCCATGATCGCCCGGGTGACTATGCCCAGATAGACCAGCTCGGGGAGCTGGCGAAGGCTGCTTTCGCAGCTATCCCCAACCAAGAAAACTTCCTGGAGTCTCGCTTCATCAGCGGCAGCCAAGATCTTGAGGATCCTGAGCTGGGCACGATCTTTCGAGTCTTCAGGTTCCAATGGACCACCTCGAGCTGAGGAGAGATCAATGCAAGTGCGATACGGTGGCAGTGAAGATTTTCGCATCCTCACTAACAAAGACATCCGCCCGCCTGAAGACGGCGAGTGGGAGGACTTCCAGTTGGTGTGGGCGAAGGACCAAAACCACGTTCTTGAAGTCCCCGACAACATCGGTGAAGCCGTCATCCAAGAGCAGGGCTTCCGCAAGGCTGCTGATGACGAGGTCGCCAAGTCCATCGAGATGCTCGAAGAGCAACGGAACTGGGATGAGGCCCGCAAGTTGGGCCGCACGCGATCAATCGCATCGAATGAAATTTTCGTTGTCCCTGAGGCGCCTGAGGACTCGGCAGGATCATCGGCACCCGATGAGTCGAGTGATGATGCGTCAATCGATACCGACGACTGAGGGACTTGATCGTGGAATTGCGATGCGAGCATAAGCTCCATGGTTTAGTGCTCGAAGATGGCCGGGTCGAAGTGAAGTGCAACAGCACATTCTGCGGCGCCGAGCCTGGCGTCGTGGTTCTTCACAGATTCGATCTCCACACCGGGGCCGTGGAGACGATGTATTACAAGGAGCCCCGAACGAAAGGACCCACCGATGGCGTTGGCAACAACGGCACTGCCATACGGGATGAGGGACATCAGGATCAGCACTCTGAACGACGACGGATCGCTTCAGACACCGGTTGACCTGCCCAACGCCCAAGTGCTGTCGTTCTCCGAAGCGGAAGATTTCGAAGAGCTTCGAGGCGACGACCAAGTGGTTGCTCTTCGTGGCAAAGGGCCCAAGGTCGAATGGAGCTTGGAGGCCGGCGGCATCACGCTTGCGGCTTACAAGGCCATCGTCGGAGGGACCAACACCACGACTGGCTCCACACCCAACCAAGTGAAGACGTACCGTAAGCTGGGGACCGATGCTCGGCCTTACTTCAAGGCTGAGGGTCAGTCGATCAGCGACAGCGGTGGCGACTTCCACTCGATCCTCTACAAGGCTCGTGCTTCGGAGAACATCGAAGGCAGCCAGGAGGACGGGAAGTTCTGGATCACGAAGCTCGGCGGCACGGCTATCCCGAACACGTCGGGTATCCTGTACGACTTCGTCCAGAACGAGACAGCGACGGCGATCCCGTAGGATGACAATTCCCCTCGCTTGATAGCGGGGAGTGAGTGAGTGCGTGAGTCATATTGCCCCTAAAGGGCAATATATTGGCTCATCGCACATCAGCTCATCTCCCAGCCTCGATCAAGCACGGGAGGGAATGCGCTCACGAGATTGCTCCAAAAGTATGGGATCAGGAACCCTAGGAGGTCATTCCCATGACAGATCACCCGTACGGTGACCCGGCCCAAGCGCCGAACCTTGACAACGTAGGACAAACTCCGACTCCCGCCTCAAGCTGGCGTGGAAAGCAGAGTTCAGGTAACCACCCGGTCGAAGTGCCGAGCGGCAATGTCGCTTTGTGCCGTCGACCGGGCATTCAAGTGTTCATGCAAGTTGGCATCATCCCGAACAGCTTGATGTCCGTCATCTCGAGCATGATCGGCAAAGCTCAGAACGGCCAG